TGAAGAACTTTATGTCAAATATGAAAAGCAGAAAGGCCTGCGTAAGAAGACGATGGCTGCGGAGGAAGTTTTCAAGAGTGGTATTCTCAAAGAACGAACAGACACTGGACGTATATATCTAGTGTTTATTGACAACGTGATGAGCCAAGGACCTTTTGATCCGGAATATCACACCATCTACCAGAGTAACTTATGCTGTGAAATACTTTTACCTACTCGTTCCTTTAAGCGGCTGGATGATACTGATGGTCGCATCGCACTTTGCACATTGGGAAGTCTCAACTGGGGAGCCTTCCGTAATCCAGAAGATCTGCGTAGGGCTGCCCGCATTCTGCACCGCAGTCTCAATAATATTCTTGATTACCAAGACTTCTTATCCATCCAATCACAACTGTCCAACGATGAAATCCGACCACTCGGTATCGGCATCACAAACCTTGCCTATTGGCACGCCAAGAGAGGCCTGCGTTACGGGGAGAAGGATGCTTTAGCCGAAATCAAGTCATGGATGGAACACATGGCGTTCTATCTCACAGAAGCAAGTGTGGAACTGGCACAAGAACGCGGTGCTTGCGTAGGCAGCGAACACACACGCTATGGCAAGGGTGTGTTCCCTTGGGAACTCAGAGCTGCTGGAGTAAATGATCTTGCTGACTTCTCCCCGGAATTGGATTGGGAAACCTTACGTGTCAACATGAAAGCCCACGGCGTGCGTAATGCCACCCAGATGGCTGTGGCACCTGTGGAATCCAGTTCAGTAGTGATCAACTCAACCAATGGCATTGAAATGCCTATGAGCTTGATATCAGTGAAGGAAAGTAAGGCAGGTAGTTTTGTGCAAGTGGTTCCTGAATATCACAAGTTGAAAAACAAGTATCAGATGATGTGGGAACAAAAGGATTGTGAAGGCTACCTCAAAACAGCCGCAGTGATCGCAGCCTATGTGGATCAATCGATCTCGACCAACACTTTCTACAATCCTGCACACTTTGCAGATCGCAAAGTACCTACCACACTGATTGCACGAAACCTCATGCAAGCACATGTGTGGGGATTGAAAACTTTTTATTACAGTCTGATCAACAAACAAGGCAGCAAAGAGACAGCAGAGGATGCGCCACTCATGCCCATTGACTTTGATAGTGAGGAAGACTGCGAAAGTTGCAAACTTTAAAATGCCAATAAAAGAAACATTTGTAGAGGAAACCACTCCGGGAATAGATCCTATTCCATTTGATCAGTGGCTCGCTCAACAATCTACGAGTGATCAAGAAAGATTTTATCAAGCCCGAGCTCGGGCCGATGCATATAGACAAGAAGCAATTGATACCGGAAGATTGAGTATAGAGCCGGGCACAGGATCATACATATGGAAAGACCAAGAGATGAAAAGGCAAGGCAAGCGCCAAGATAAAGAATGCATGAATTTTTATGCTAAATTCAATGCCGACACCGGCAGACGAATAATATACGTTTCCACAGAAATATAACATGAGCAAACAACAATACAACCTGACTACAAAGACTGATTATCTCAATCGCAAGATGTTCCTGGACCCAGAAGGTCCTGTCACAATCCAACGCTTTGAAGAAGTCAAATACAACAAGATTCAAAAGATTGAACAGACCGCACGTGGGTTCTTTTGGGTACCTGAAGAGATCAGTCTCAGCAAGGATGCCAACGACTTCAAGGACGCATCGGACGCAGTGAAACATATCTTCACCTCAAACCTGTTACGCCAAACTGCCTTGGATAGTTTACAAGGTCGTGGCCCGGCACAGGTATTCACTCCTTGTGTGAGCCTGCCCGAATTAGAAGCCTTGATGTACAACTGGAGTTTTTTTGAGACCAACATCCACAGTCGCAGTTACAGCCACATCATCCGCAACATCTACAACGTGCCCAAGGAAGTGTTCAACACCATCCATGACACTCAAGAGATTATCGACATGGCAAGCAGCGTGGGCGACTACTATGACAAGCTGCATGAGTTGAATTGTTTCAAAGAAGTCAATCCAGGATCAGTAAGTGAAAAAAGCCACATACGGGCAATCTGGATGGCTCTGCATGCCAGTTACGCACTGGAAGCATTTAGGTTCATGGTATCATTTGCCACCAGCTTGGCCATGGTAGAGAACAAGATCTTCATCGGCAATGGCAACATCATCAGTTTGATCCTGCAGGATGAACTGTTGCACAAAGAATGGACTGCGTTCATGATCAATCAGGTCATCAAAGAAGATCCTAGATTTGCTGAAGCCAAAGCAGAATGCGAAGCCGAAGTATATCAACTGTACATGGATGTGATACGAGAAGAAAAAACCTGGGCCGAATATCTGTTCAACAAAGGACCAGTGATCGGACTCAATGCCAACATCCTCAAAGACTTTGTGGATTACACAGCAGTGGGTGCCCTCAAAGACATTGGTATCAAATACCAGTCATCGGCACCCAGGAACACTCCCATTCCGTGGTTCAACAAGCATAGTGATACTTCGAAGAAACAAACTGCATTGCAAGAGAACGAATCAACTAACTATGTTATTGGCGTGATGAGCGAAAGTCTCGATTACGACCAACTGCCTAATTTGTAAGGAGAAAAAATGAAAGCTATAATTTGGAGCAAAGATAACTGCTCATACTGCACTCAAGCCAAAGCTCTATTGGAAGAACGCAATATTCCATACGAGGAAAAGAAAATCATCGAAGGAGGTTACACCCGAGAAGACTTGTTGGCCGCGGTGCCCACAGCAAGAACAGTACCACAGATTTTTGTGAACAACAATCACGTTGGCGGATTCACAGAACTGAGACAGTATATCGAACAAACCGCCGGCGGATACGGAGATTAAATGCTAATAGATAAAGGCGTCAGCCCAAACGAAGTGGTCACATTCAAACTCACATCTGGTGAGGAACTGGTAGCTCGACTCAATGAAGAAACTGCCACACACTACAAACTTTCAAAGCCCATGGTGATTGCCATGGGTGCAAAAGGTCCCGGGCTCATGCCCTATCTGTTCACTGTGGCTCCGGACAAAGATATTGCTCTGAGCAAAAGCACAGTGACCGTGGCAGTGGCCAGCGACAAGACGTTTGCTGATCAATACATGCAGAGCACCACAAGTATACACTTGGGCTGATTCCCCCCATAAATAAAGCATGGGACATAGATTTGTGATCATGCGACATGATGTGATTGAAGTGTATGATTGCTATGAAGATATCCCAGATGATCTAGACCATGTGATAGAGTTCCTTCCTGAGATACCCCCGGAGCCGCATACCGAACAACAACATGAAGAAATCGATCGTTGGAATGATAAATTTTTAATACTCATGGAGATTGAACGTGCCCGCAGCCGCTAGAAAAGGTGATCAAGGAATTCCACATTGCAGTGGATACACTATCGCTGCGGGCAGCGGAGATGTTTTTATCAATGGCATCGCTGCTGCCAGACAGGGTGATAATTCAACTGCACATTTACTGCCAGGTGGAAAAACTTGCCCGCCTCACACAGCACCGATATCCAAAGGCAGCGAAACAGTGTTTGTGAATGGCCAGCCATTGGCCAGAATAGGTGATCCATTGGCCGGTTGTACTGCTGTGGCACAAGGCAGTCCGGATGTTTTTGCAGGATAACACATGGTCACAAGCGTACTAACACCGTTACAGATGATTGCCGGAGCCACATTGAGTAACAATGGTGGTGTGAGTCTGGCCAACACATGGACCGCAGCGGTTGGCAGTTATACCGGTACCACCTTGATCTCGAATTATTTTTCTGCTGTGAGTGCTGCCTATTCCAATGCTGCTGCCAACATCAGCAATACCACATTGACCAACATGGTCACGTTTTGTTCTGGCACGGTACCGGCATTGGCCGATAATACTCCGGCAGCTTATTCCGGGTTAGGGACCAATGCATTGTCTGGTTTCACAGGCATAGTATCATCGCAGGGCAGTAGTTATCTTGGCAATGGCAATGTCACTGTGTTTGCACAGGTATTTTCTGCTGCACAAGGGTACGTGATTACTACCAATGATTACATCAATACCAGTATCAACAGTCAGACTTATCTAGGATCCACGTTTACTACCATGAACAGTTTGATCACTGGAAATCTCAGCGATGCTACTTTGGCCACAGGAACATTCGGTGCTGATCTTGCTCGACTAGGGCAGTTGATTGATTTAAACAATCTAGGAAATTTCGGATCTCCTGCGGCGCTGTTTAGACAGTTGGTCACATTGACAAATATCACCCCGGGTATCAGTGCTGCATTGACACAAGCTGGTCTGGACGAGGCCAGCATCGGTAATCTCACTAATCCCAACATCAATGTTGATACCAATCTGCAGAGACTAGCATATATTGGCATGCAGAATATCACAGGCACTGATCTAGAACAGGTGTTGGCCATATTTGGTGTGACAACCAAAAACATCACGACCATGGCAGACTTGTTGAATCCTGTGAAGATCTTTCCTGACAGTTTTCCTAGTCTTACTGTGAGAACTTATAATCAAGATGCCACCTCGGTGTTGCGAGCCATCTATGATAATAATCAAGGTGTGGTAAATTCAAAATTGCTGATATACTTACCGCAGTATGTTTTGACTTTGGCCGGCCCGGGCATCATCACGTATGAACGTCTCAGTAGGATCATACCTGCTGACCAGGCATTGGCCAACAAAGCCGTGCAAGTCAGTTTACAACAAATTAAAAATATCAGCACTCTCACATTGGCCCAATTGGCTGCTGCATTTAGTAACATGCAGACCACTAGAGACTTACCTGCGATATCTGCATTGCAACAGGCAGTCCCGGCGTCAGTGGCTGCATATTATTCTAACACCTACGCCACAGGAAGTGGCCCAAATGGTACCTTGGTGATTACCGATTTATTAGGAGCAGCAGTTGGTATACCGTTTACTAGTGATCTTACCAATGTGACTACCACGATCAATTCAATGACCACAGCAGGCATACTTGGCACACTCACAGTGACCTATGTGAGAATGAAAGACACTGTGGATGGAGTTTATAATACAGGTGTGGGAAATACTGTGGTCATACCGGCAGGGCCGGGAGCAGGAACATACGGCAATGTTGATGCAGCATTGAGTGCATTGATCAGTGCTGCTTCGTCAGAAGTGTCTGGAATACAAAGTTCTTACCCTGCACAAAGTGCTAATCTAAACGCCAACTTTACTGATATGGCCTCGAGTCTTGTTACTGAGAACACAAATCTATCTCTGGCCAGTATAGACATACCTAATTTGTTGACCACCAGCCGCGGACCAATCATGAGTTTTGTTCAAAGCCTGCCTAATTATGGTCTGAACACACAGGCAAATGGGCCTAGCCAATTCCTTGAAACTGTGGCCGACCTCAACACACAAGGTGGTCAGGCCATAGTGGCATGTTTGAGAGAGGGCAGGAATATTGCGGCATTAAATGCAGTGAATGTGGGAGTAGATACCAACATTCCGTCCACACCGGCCACGGTTCCGCCACAGGCAAATCTGATTCCTTCTACCTATTCTGACGCAGAAGCAGCCAATTTGGTCGTAAAATAGCAAGTATATCAGTATTATCACTAAGTAAGACTGTGTCTCGAGCACATCTACAATTTTTAAAAAAGGAAAACTTCATGAAGAAATATGCTTTAATCTTGGCCCTGGCATTGGCCGCAAGTGCTGTCTCAGCACAAACCTCTCCCCAAGTCAGCGTTTATGGTAAAGTGCGTGAATATCAAGAATCATACACAGCCGGTACCGCTAGTGCCCTTACACGCTTGACCAATGACTCAAGCCGTTTGGGTGTGAAAGCCTCTGCTGATGTTGGTGATGGTATCACTGCTGCTGCCGTGATCGAAACTGGCGTGGCAATGGATGCACCAAGTGCTACCACCTTGGGTGATCGCACTTCCATCTTTAGTCTGAGCAACAGCTTGGGTTCTTTGGGCATGGGCCGTGACAAGCACTCAGTGACCCGTGTGTTGGATAACTATGACGCATTTGACAATGCTTATGGTACTATCGTGACCACGATCCACTCTGCACAAGGCAGCCGTTTGCAAAATGGTTTGTTTGTGAACACAGCAAGTATCGCTGGTTTCAAAGGTGAATATGTGATGGCCAACAGCGAAACCGCTGGAACCACTAATGTTCAGACTGGTAGCATCAGCTACACCCTGGGACCTGTGTCTGCAATGGTCGCTCGTTATGACGACAGCAGCACCAGCGCCAGCACCATCGTTGGTGTGAAATACAAACTGGCTAGTACCGGTACCACTGTGTTTGCTATGTACAGCGATGACAAGGTATCTAGCGTGAGCACAAACGGCACCAGCGTTGGTATCAGCCAAGCAATCGGCGAACGTTTTGCTGTTCAAGGCACATACGGTCAGACCAACACCAACGTGACTGGTCGTGGATTGGGTGTAAGTTATGCAATGAACAAAGCATTGACTTTCAATGCTCGTTGGAGTTATCTTGACGCTGCCACTGATGTGAACCAATACGGTGTAGGCGTAGAATTCAACTTCTAATTTGCCAACTGAAGTTTGCAACAGATAGTTGCAAGAAAACAACAAAAACCCTGCCCTGAGCAGGGTTTTTTGTGGGGTTGACCAGTATTGCCCGAACTGCTATAATATGGGCATGTTCAGTAAAAAGGAACACACGATGTTTTTTTTAGGATTGCTAGTTGGCATCGTAGTTGGTGCTTATCTAACCATTGTTGTAATCGTCCACACTCACTATTTTGGGTAATCAAAAATGAGCAAAATGTCTGATCTGTATATGGAAGTGGAAACCATGTTGAACGAAGGCGAGCATCCTGCCCGCATCGCTCGTCGCTTGGGTGTGCCTTTGAGCATGGTATACGATGTGCTGGAGAGCATGCCAGCAGACGATGAAATCGCAACTGGAGTTGGTAAAATCGGTTGACCCCTATTGCTCGAACTGCTATAATACACACATAGACAGCAACAAACAGGAGTTCCAAATGCAAGTTACTATTGACATCCCCAAAAAAGTTCTAAACAACATCAAACGATCTGCCGAGGTTTACGGCAATGTGACCCCTACAGATGCTCAACTCAAAGAGTTTTTGCAATGGCATGTGCTGGGTGTCTACACTGACTTCCACGGCGAAGATCTGGAACACATTACATCCGAAAATTTCAATTGACCTGAAACCGCTTTTCGTTTACAATACATTTCATTCTTTAACTTTCTAGGAGGCTTTATGCTTTTTACTTTCGCTGGTACTTCCGTTCTCAAAGGTGATGTCAAGGTTCGTTTTGCTAACTCTGATGCTCGTGC